TATACATAGGAAGTTATACTTCTCATGATGTTAGCTTAATGTATGCAGGAAATCGAAAAATGGGCTTTAATAACAGCTACATTTATACTGATGTATATTTAGAAGCTGCAGCTTCACTTCGTGCCCCTATATTTTATGATTCAAATGATACGGCATATTATGTAGATGCTGCTGGTAATTCTCGTTTAAATAATCTTTGGTTAAGTACTACTTATTCTCCCGCTTATACTGGACAATTAATTTTAGGAAATAATAGTTATAATTTTAACTTTTTAAATGGATCTTGGGCAGGTAGCATAACTGCTGGTATACTTGCTAACTGTGCAGACGAGTACGAGTTTGCTATACATGATAGTGGAAACTCTGTAGAATCTTTGTTTATCTACCAGTCATCAACAGGAAGAATTTTAATGGGTAGAGATTTGGGATGGGGTACAACTCCAATCCAAGCAGCAACAGATTTTAGAGCTCCTATATTCTATGATTCTAATGATACCGGTTATTACTGTGATCCTGCAAGCACATCTCGTTTAAATGCTGTTAATTATGATAATTTATATTTTGCTGGAGATACAACCTATGGTTTCTTAGGTAGAAATGTCTATGCAGATACAGTAAATGGTAGAGGATCGGATCCATTAGAACTTAACTATTATGATGGTGGTCCTGTTAAAATTGGTACTGGTACAAATGGTAGTAAGTCACTTTATGCGTCTGGTCTTTATGATGATGGTAACCGAGTATGGAGCTCTTCAAACTCAGGTACTCCTGATTCTAGGTATTCAAGAAAAGATACCAGTGGTCAATATCTTAAAGCGTATTATGAATATGGTAGTTATTTAACAAGTGAAACTCCTGTTAACTTAGTAGACCAAGGTTTAGGAGGTGGTGGATTAAGAGTTGACTTTATGCATCCTTCTTATACAGGAAGTGGTGGTTGGAATCATGTTATTACCTGGTCAGGTTATAATGGGTATAATATGTATCAACTTGGTGGTCACTACGATGGCGGTACAGGAACAAATCTTTGGGTAAGGTCTGAAGCTAACCATGGTCGTACCTCTTGGACTTCCTGGAGAAGACTTCTTAACACAAGTTCTGATCCCTATGCAGCTAATATGAATCAATATGTCAGAACATCTGATTCAGTTTCATTTTCTACTGTTTCAGGTAGTGATGTATATACAACAGGTGGTTGGTTTAGAAACCATACTAACAATAATGGTATATATTGGAATCAAACTGGCTGGCATTTAATGCCTGCTGATGGATCTGATTTTAGAATGCATTCAGGAAGTTCTGGAGCTGTAGCTTTACGAATGGAAACTAATGGTACTACTAGAGGTTATGTTTATGCAAATAGTAGTAATGAAATAGGATTTTTAAATAGTGGACGTAGTTGGTCATTTAGAGTAGAAAATGGAGGTAGAATTGTAGCACATGGACCTATTGCAAGAACTGCACATTCTAATGGATTCTTAGAAGGTTCTTATAATAATATTGGAGGTAACTCTGCATACACAAATCCTATTTATACTATTGGGTCATCGTACAATCCAACAGATAGTTCTCTATCAAATATGTATGGTATTGGTTATGCTCACCCTAACTTATGGGGTAGTGGTAAAACACCTAGTTGGGGATTATATGTTTGTGAGGCTGGTGGTATCAATGCTACAATAGGGGGTGGGGCAGTGACAATTTGGGCTTCAAACGATATTGTAGCTTATTCTGATGCTAGAGTAAAAGACAATATAGAAGTAGTAGAAAATGCTGTTGAAAAGATACAAGCTATTAGAGGTGTAACTTTTACTAGAACAGATGCTAATGATAAAGACCGTAATAAAAGACACGCTGGTGTTATTGCACAAGAAGTTCTTAAAGTGTTGCCTGAAGTAGTTACTGGCACAGAAGAAGATATGTACTCAGTAGCATATGGTAACATGGCAGCTTTATTTATTGAAGCTATTAAAGAACAACAAAAACAGATTGAAGAATTAAAATCTATTATAAATGGCATTACCAAGTAGTGGACCTTTAAGTATAGGGGACATCAGAAATGAACAAGTAAATAATGGTGGATTTTCATCTACATACAGCTTAAGAACACTTAGCTCTAATGCTGGAAAAGGTACACCAGATGCTATAAGTGAATTTTATGGCTATGCAGCTGCAGTAGATGTAACTATAAACTGGTATATTCCTTACCTTATGACGTGTTATGCTGATTATACAGTTTCAGCTGCTACCACAGCAACATTAAATACTTCAATAGAGGTAGATATATATTGGTATGGAGACTTAGGTGGTTATGCTGCTGGTACTGTTAACATGCCAACAAATACTTCTTGTAATACTACAACTATTTCTACAGGTGGTGGTATCAACTGTTGGGGTGAGAATATAAGCAATAGTACTATAAATTATTACCCATCATCAGGTACCGGTCAAAACTATATAGGTGGTGGTTACAACCCAATAGGTATGTCTCCATGTTAAAATAAAACAATTTTATAAATTATGATAAATTACTACACACGACCAGATGGTGCTCACATTAAGGTGGATACCGAAACTAAAACAATAGTAAATGTTTTAAACATTCCAACCCAAAAAACTATTTCTCAGATCAGTAATGAAGATTATTATAATCATATTGGTCAACAAATTTCTGATACTTATACCCCGATAGATGAAGCTACTTATATTGCAGCTTTTGAAGCCGCTAGAACATCTATTGTTGGAATGTAAGTAAAAATGTTATAATTCTAGTATGGAAAACAAGTTTTGCATCTCGACACTAACACATAGTGCTCCAAGCAGAGATAAATTTTTAAAATTAACTATAAAAACATTTCTTGAAAATACTTCTTTACCAAAAGTAGAGTGGTATATTCATTGTAATGGTTCTGATCAAAACATTATAGATGTTGTAGAAGAAGCAAAACAACTCTATAGTGATAGAGTAACATTTCATTTTACTCAATCTGAAAACAATGGTGTGGGTTTTGGAATTAATCGCTTAAATGAACAAACAACACAGTACGAATACGTTTTATTTTTGGAAGGAGATTGGATTACTATACCAACAAATCAAGATTGGTTAAACAATTGTTTGAATTATATGAATTCAAATAGTGAAGTAGATCAAATCCTTCTAAGACGATATTTACATGATGTTGATGATAGACAATTTGGTTTTGGATACTGGATTAAAGAAAGTAATATTGATTTCATTAATGAACCTTTCCTCCATTTAAAGAAAAAAGAATACACTAATAACCCTTACATCAGACGTAATAAAAGATTTTACGAAGCAGAAATATTTCCACTTCAAGAATTTATTATTGATGGACAACCAACCGAACTAAAAGATAAGGAAAATTGGGGCCAAGCTGAACTAAAAGCAGAATCATTAGGATACAAGCTACACTCAGTTTATCTAATGATGGGTAATATGGTACATTGTGATCATTTTCCAACATATAATGATTGGGAAACACTAGAACAGAAAAAAACAAAATGTATTCATTACGATACTTGTAAGTATGGTTATTTATTTTCAAATGAAAGGTTTTGTGGATTATGTGTAAAAGAAGCATCATTCAGTGATCTAGAAAGACACAATCAACTTTACGAAAGAACATACTACTAGTTTGGTTATCTAGTATTTTTTACTTATATTCACCCAAAATATATTTTTATTATGGCTGATCACATTAATCACTTAACAGAAGTTGATGGTGTACTATGGTGTGTTGATAACGTTATAATCAATAATGACGTTTGTACTATTAATGGATGGGTATCACACATAATGCAACCTGTTAAAGCATTTATAATTAACGAACAAATTATTTCTCCTGGGTTTGAATCAAGACCAGATGTTAAAGAGTTCTATCCTCAAATCCCGACTGATAAAGTTGGATTCCAAATCCTAATTACTAAAGAAGAAACAACTAGACCAGTTGGGCTTATATTACAAGACAACTCAGTAGTAGACTTTATTGGTTATTTTGAAAAATGGGTAGTATATCATTCTGGATTCACCCAAACAGCTAAAAAAGGAATTGTAGTAGTAGATAACTTCTATAGTGATCCTGATTGGGTTAGAAACTATGCTATGAGTAATTTAGAGTATAACTACTCAGGTTATCATAAAGGTAAACGTAGCTATGATAGATTCATTTTAGAGGGTACTAAAGAGAAATTTGAAGAAATTTTAGGAAGAAAAATTACAAACTGGAATCATTCATCATATGCAAATGGTGTCTTCCAATACTGTACCTCTCAAGACCCAATAGTTTATCACGTTGATTCTCAAACGTATGCTGCGATGGTTTATTTAACACCAAATGCACCTTTGCAAACAGGTACAGCAACATATAAGAGTAAAATAACAGGGGCTACTAGATTTGATGAACCAGGAGGAGATGAGTATTATAATACCTTTAAAGGATTAAGTAGCGATATGAATTTTTATGATGCTACAACATATGAAGTAGTAGATACAGTAGCTAACGTTTATAATCGTTTAGTTATGTTTGATTCAAAAACAATACACGCAGCAACAGGTTATTTCGGAGACGAAATTGAAAATGCTAGATTCTTTCACCTATTTTTCTTTGACGTAGAATGGTAATGCATATATTAACGCGTTGTACGCGTCAACAAAACTTATTAGCAATTAAGAAAACAGTATTTCCAAGCCCTATAACTGTGGTTTGGCATATTATCTTTGATACAACAACATTAAAAGATATTGATGCTGAATTGCTAAATGAATTACAAGGAAATAGTACAAGATTTCATTTTGTAAAAGGAGATGGTAGCGATTATCTATATCCTCAATTAAGCGATATAATTGAAAAACTTTATCCTGAAAATTATATTGTGATACTAGACGATGATAACATCGTTCATGAAAACTTCTATAATGTAATCAAATCAGAAATAGAAGCTAATCCTGATAAGGAAGCATTTGTGTTTGAACAATTTGTAGATAAAAAAGATTAGATATGAAGGTGGATATTGCGGAGATGGAGTGTTTATAGAACAACTATACAAACAATTTCCAGAAAAATTTCATTTTATCCACCAACAACTATGTTATTATAACCGTTTAACATTACCTAAAAAAGCTAGAGTACCAAAAGTACTTTATGTTGATGGTCGCTCAGATTTAAAAAGTTTTAATCATTTAGGATACGAAGATACAAGTTTAAATGTAGTGTATGCTGCTGGTGATAATAAAATTGATGAAACAATCATTAAATTTAAACCAGATGCTATTATAACTGTAGGAAAATTAGCTGCAGGTTTTCCAACACTATGTCAACAACCACTTGAAACCAGAAAAAAATGGTTTATGGTTGAAGAAGACGTTGAAACAAACGGAGAAATAGCTTACAATGTAGCTATGAATCAAATACTAACAGCATCAAATGAACATTTAGTTTCATATTTTACTCCAATTTATAATACTGGAAATAAATTATGGCGCACATACAGATCATTACTTGAACAAACATATCAAGATTGGGAATGGGTAATGGTAAATGATTCATCTGATGGTGGTAAAACACTCAAAATAGCAGAGGAAATTGCTAGACGAGATTCAAGAGTAAAAGTATATGATTTTAGAGAAAAAACAGGTGGGATTATTGGAGAATCAAAATACAGAGCAGCTTGTCTAACAAGAGGATTCTTATTAGCAGAATTAGATCATGATGATTTATTAACTGAAAACTGTACAATGGATTTAGTTAATGCTTCTAAAGCATTTCCTGATGCTGGTTTCTTCTTTAATGACAGTGTAGAGGTAGATGAAAATTGGAACTCACTTACATACCCAGATGGATTTGCTTTTGGATATGGTAAATATAGAAAGGAAAATTATAGAGGATATGAATGGGATGTAGTTGACACTCAAAATCTTAATCCAAAAACAATAAGACATATTGTAGGTGTTCCAAACCACGTTCGTGCTTGGAGAAGAGATACTTACTTTGCAGTTGGTGGACATAATAGAGATTTATCTATTGCCGATGACTATGAATTAGTAGTTAGAACATTCTTACATACTAAAATTTGTAAAATACCTAAAATAGGATACATACAGTTTATTTATAACGACCATACAGGACAAAACACACACGATTTATCTCGTGCTGATATCCAACGTAGGGTAAGATCAATTATGTATCACTATAATGAAAGAATTGCAAAACGATTTGAAGAATTAGGTGTAGAAGATTGGGCTTATAGCAACAATCCAGGCAATCCATTAGCAGTAGAAAGTAGATTTGGTGAAGGTGAAAACTATGTAAACTATATCTATAATGGTTAGTATTATTATCCCAACATTATGGAAATCTGATTGTATTTACGAAACTATTCGTGATTTTAGTTTCTGTAATGTTGAGGGTCCTGAACTAATTATCATAGATAATGCCAATAGTGATCATAATTTTGAAGCTAAGGGCTTAACATTAGTTAAACAACCAGAAAACATATTTGTTAACCCTGCTTGGAATTTGGGTGTTGAATTAGCTAAAAACAATACTATATGTTTATTAAACGACGATATAACAATTAATTTAGAAACGTTATTTAATAATATCCCACATTTTCCCGAATATGGTATAATAGGATTTGATGCTAACAGAAACCTTACTCAAACGCTGAATAGAGACGATGATGTTTGGGAATTAGAGGAAGCATCTTGTCGCAGTTTAGGATTTGGTTGTATGATGATAATGCCTAAGGCACATTACGAACCAATCCCACCAGAATTAAAAATATATTTTGGAGATGATATGCTTTATTGGTTAAATAAAGATCATTTTAAAAGAAAAATATATAATATTAAAAATCTACATGCAATAGGTGAATTAAGTAAAACAAGCAAACCATATGAACCACAATTGCAAGTAGAAGTTCATCATTTTGATAAATTCATTCCTCAATTACAACAAAAATATAAAAAATAATGCAAACTGGTTTTTTATTTCCTAAAAAGCATGTCGATCCTCAAAACTATTATTATTTTGATGGTGGATTTAGTGCAGCTGAGTTAGATAAAATTTATAGAGAAGTAGGTAATATACCCTTTATGGAAGCTACTACAATTGGTGGTGATAATAAAGAAGCAAGATCATCTTCTGTAAAATGGGTACCGCAATCCCACCAATGGAATTGGCTATACGGCAAATTAATGGATATGGCTATCGAAGCAAATTCAGCTTTATGGGATCTTGATTTACAATCAGCACCAGAACAAATTCAATACACAGAATATTATGCTGCTGAAGGTGGACACTATATTTGGCACCAAGATATTGGACCAGGTATGCTTTCACTACGTAAAGTATCAATTACAGTACAATTATCAGCTCCTGATGAATATGAAGGTGGAGATTTAGAAATATGGCAGGGAGGTAACGATGCTATTAAAGCACCTCGTGGAAAAGGCACAGTAGTTATATTTCCATCATATATGATGCACCGTGTAACCAAAGTAACTATAGGTACTCGCAGATCATTTGTGCTGTGGTTAGGGGGAGAGCACTATCGTTAATATTTATTCACGTAAAAACAAAAATAAAAATGGCAATTAAAATTACAACACAAATTGGTACTGATTTAGGTATCACAGACGAAGCATACTTACGTATTGTTAACTACAATATTCAAAAAGGTGGGTTTGCTCATTTCCAAACTCAGTTATTCTTAAATGCTGAATCAGCAAGTAATCAATCATACCTATACCCAGGTGGTGGAGTGTCAGCTCGTAACCAACAAATTGGTGACAATTTAAACGTTGATTTAAGAATACCATCACAAAGCATTGTTTACAGAACAATTAGTGTACCTTCTCAAAGCGTTGATGCTTCTGGAAGTATTACTTATGTAAATGTTGAACAACAAATTTCTGAAAGTGTAACTGTAATGGTGCCTGATTTTACTCAAGTAGAAGAAGCAAACATTTTCGAATTTGGATATGCTAAATTGAAAGAAAAAGTAGCTGAAGTATTCGGTACTGGTAGCTATGAAGATTGTTAATAAGCAATTACATATATTTAATGTTTAGGGGGTGATTATTCACCCCCTTTCATATTTATACATGATATTTCAACAAAATAATTATGGCTTTAACTCTAAGATACCAAAAAGGCAGCGCTCTTACATGGCAGGAAATGGATGACAACTGGACCCATTTGAGCGGTAGTATAGAACAAATAAGTGTAACTCAAGGCGCTCAGGGTGCACAGGGAATACAAGGACTAGCAGGTCCTCAAGGTAACCAAGGCCCAACAGGCGTTCAGGGTAATCAAGGTCCTAATGGCCCTCAAGGTTTAACTGGCCCTCAAGGCGATCAAGGCTCTACTGGTTCACAAGGTCGTCAAGGCCCTATAGGATTTCAAGGCGATCAAGGATTTAGAGGATTTCAAGGATACACAGGTGATCAAGGTGCAGTTGGCCCACAAGGCAACCAAGGCCCTATTGGTGATCAAGGATTTACAGGCCCACAAGGTCAAGAAGGTCCTCAAGGACATCAAGGATATACAGGTGATCAAGGTTTAACAGGCCCACAAGGTCTTAAAGGTGATCAAGGTTTTCAAGGCCCACAAGGTTTACAAGGTATAGTAGGTGATCAAGGTTTTCAAGGTAGACAAGGTCCGCAAGGCATTCAAGGTATAAAAGGTGATCAAGGCAATCAAGGTCCAAATGGTCCACAAGGTAATCAAGGTCCTAATGGTCCTCAAGGTTTAACTGGTCCTCAAGGCAACCAGGGCCCTACAGGTGTTCAAGGTGATCAAGGCCCTAACGGTCCTCAAGGCTTAACAGGCGATCAAGGCTATCAAGGATATACAGGTGGACAGGGTAATCAAGGCCCTCAAGGTAATCAAGGCCCACAAGGCATAAAAGGTGACCAAGGCAACCAAGGTCCTACTGGTTTTCAAGGCAACCAGGGCCCTACAGGTTTACAAGGTTTAACTGGTCCTCAAGGTAACCAAGGTCCAACAGGTGCTCAAGGAAATCAAGGCCCAACAGGTATTCAAGGTTCAACTGGTGATCAAGGACATCAAGGATATCAAGGCATAAAAGGTGACCAAGGCAACCAAGGCCCTTTAGGCCCACAAGGTCTAGGTCTTCAAGGTTTAATTGGCCCACAAGGTAATCAAGGTCCACAAGGACATCAGGGTATAACAGGAAATTTTGGTGGTGCTGCTTTTGATTATACTTTCAGTACAAACACTTCCAATACGATTCCAGGAAATGGATTTTTAAAATTCAATAATAGTAGCTTACCATCAGCTTCATTCTTATATATAAGTGAGATAGATGATGCTAGTGTTTCAGTATACAATTACTTACAAACAGTTGATGATTCAACTTCAGCAATTAAAGGACACTTTACTGTTACTGAAAAAACTAACACAAATAATTTTGCTTTATTTGCAATAGTAGGCACCCATACTCATAACACAGGATATTTTGAAGTTCCTGTTACTTGGTTATCAGGTGCTAGCTCATTCACAAACAATTTAGATGTTATTACCACGTTTGCAAGAACTGGTGATAAAGGAGATACAGGTAATCAAGGTTTTCAAGGAAATCAAGGCCCACAAGGCAACCAAGGTCCTACTGGTTTTCAAGGCAATCAAGGCAACCAGGGTCCTTTAGGCCCACAGGGTAACCAAGGCCCACAAGGTATAAAAGGTGATCAAGGTAATCAAGGTCCTAATGGTCCTCAAGGCAACCAAGGCCCTAACGGCCCACAAGGCAACCAAGGCCCTCAGGGTAACCAGGGACCAACTGGCTTCCAAGGCAACCAAGGCCCTCAGGGTAACCAAGGCCCTACTGGTTTTCAAGGAAATCAAGGTCCACAAGGCAACCAAGGCCCTACTGGATTCCAAGGCTTCCAAGGCCGTCAAGGTTAACCAAGGCCCTACTGGATTAGATTCTACAGTAGCTGGTCCTCAAGGCCGTCAAGGCCCTAGTGGAGCTGACTCAACAGTAGCAGGCCCTCAAGGTAGACAAGGCCCACAAGGTAACCAAGGCCCTACTGGTGCTGATTCAACAGTGGCAGGCCCACAAGGCCGTCAAGGTCCTACAGGTGCTGATTCAACTGTTGAAGGCCCTCAAGGTAGACAAGGTCCACAAGGTCGTCAAGGTCCAACAGGTGCCGACTCAACAGTAGCAGGCCCTCAAGGTAGACAAGGTCCTACAGGTGATGCTTCAACAGTAGCTGGCCCTCAAGGCCGTCAAGGTCCAACAGGTGATGCTTCTACAGTAGCTGGTCCTCAAGGTAGACAAGGTCCTTCAGGTGCTGATTCATCAGTAGCTGGTCCTCAAGGTAGACAAGGTCCTAGTGGTGCTGATTCATCAGTTGCAGGTCCACAAGGTCGTCAAGGTCCTAGTGGTGCTGATTCAACAACTGCAGGCCCTCAAGGTAGACAAGGTCCGCAAGGTAATCTCAAGGCTCTACTGGTTCTGGATTTAATGCTATTTCACCTGCAACAAATAATGCAATTGTAATTTCAAATGGTACATCAACAGGAGGATTTACAAATGCAAGTGTATATGTAAGTGGAAATACAATTTATGCAGACGCATTTTATCAAAATTCATCTCGTAATTTAAAACATAATATTATTCCTTATAATAATGATGCTTTAATATTATTAAATCAAGTTAATGTAGTAAAATTCAATTATAAGGATGATGAAGAACAGATTCCACACATTGGATTTATTGCAGAAGATACTCCAAGTGAGTTATCTACACCTAAACAAAATACTATGGATGTACCATCAGTAGTAGGTGTATTAATTAAAGCAATTCAACAATTAGAAGCTAGAATAAAGGAACTAGAAAATGAGAAGTAATGGATATTCAGTAACTTTTAATGAGCTTCAACAAATGGTAAATGAAAATTTACTATTGTTGAAAACAGGACAATCTATTCCAGCAAACAATAAATGTATGACTGGGAAAGAAGTTAACGATCGTGTATGGGTTTATGTAGGAGATGCTCCAAGTGGTGGATTTTTACCTTTATATAATTATTTTGATACAGATCTTAATCTTTGGGTTGTTGCTCCATCTAAAAACTGGATTCCAAAATTTGAACAAATAAATCCTATAAGAGCTCAATCTGTTTTATTTGAATTAAATCAAGAAGGAAACCCTTATTTAAATGCAGATTTATTTGCATCAGTAAATGGAAGTAATATTCAGTTAGATCCTAACAATGGTTTATATGGAATGTTTTTTGGAGGACCTCAATATTCTCCTGAAATGAACCCAGTAGTAAAAGTAGGAAATAGTATGACTGTTACAGCCAATTTTGGATTAGCAAATATTGAAGGATCTACTTGGGGGTGGGAAGCACCAGGATATGGGTTTTTAGAAGTGTACGCTAATGGAAATTTAATTAGTGATCAAAATATTTATAAATACCAAGCTTATGGTCCTAATTCACAACAATTAAGTTATACTTTTATTGTTCAACCAAGTACAAATTATTATATTAAAGCATATTCATTAGTAACATACATACACACTATGTGTTATAATACTTATGCACCAAGTACAGCATGTTTTGCAGCAAATAATGCTGGGTATGGTTGTGATAACTGTAACTGTGTAGAATGTTAAAATAAATTTATAGTAAATGTCAGCACCTCCTTCATTTTTTTATTCCTCATGTGTAACTTTTTATACTTGGTGTAATCCTATATCTGTGGGGTGTACTCTCTATTCAAACCCTAAAAGAACAGCTACTGTAGGTGCAGGATATTATTCTAGTGGAACCTATGTATATGAAACCAATTCATCTGGGGTTGTAGCAGCTATAACAGCATGCTCTAATTGCCCAGTAGCAGATACCTTTGTTACATCTTTTTGTAGTGGATATGATTTATATTATACTTATACTGATGGGAATTGTGGAACATATAATTCATTGATTGAATCAAATTCAGCAACTTGTGGATACTCAAACTATCCATATAGTTGTGACTGTGGACCGGGGTGTGCTGGATATAATGACCCTTGTTATTATATTGGATGTAATGAATGTTACCAACAACAATAAAATAAAAAATTATGATAAATTATTACAAAGGAAAACAAATGTACTTATCAGTAGATAGTGAAACTCAAAAAGTTGTTACACTAGTTAATGAAACAAACGAGTGTCTTATGCGAGTAATATCACCAGCTCCATTTTTTAGTAGAATATCTGAAGATGTAACTAATGGTGTTATTGAAGAATCAACAGAAGAAGTATTCAACGCTATTCAACAGGAAGTAAAAGATCGTCTTTCTTCTTTATAAGATTACGTTTTTTGGTTTTTCTTATATATTTATATACGAACAAAAAAATATAAACTATTATGTTAACATTTATTATTGTACTAGCTATAGCAGCTATTGTTGTTATTGCTCTAATGAAAAAAGGTAAAATTGCTGACGCAAATAACAACAACATCCCTGATGCTATTGAAAATGCAGCAGCTAAAGTAACAGAAGAAGTTAAAGAAACTGTTGCTGAAGTAAAAGAAGTTGTTAAAAAAGTAAAAGCACCAAAAGCTAAAACTGAAGCAGCTCCAAAGAAAAAAACAACTAAAAAAGCAAAATAATATATAGTAAGTAAGTTATGGAAAAAATTAGTCTAAAATTATTCGAGTTTTTAAATCTCGAAGTTGAAATTAATGGTTTAGTAAACCAACAAACAGGTGAAACACTTTCTAAAGGACTATTAGGTGAAAAACTTAATATGGTCACTAAGTACTGGATCACTGATTTAAACAAGAAGTTAACTTCTGAAAAAGAATCGATTAACAAACTTCGTGATGAATTAATCATGAAGCACGGTTCTCAAGATGAACAAGGTGGTTATCAATTAATCCCGTCTTTCAAGAAAGAAGATGGTGTTGATGAAAACGGAGATCCAAAATTCGTTTATGAACCAAACCCACAATTCTTTGAATTCCAGAAGGAATATAACGATTTGTTAAATCAAGAAAGAGAATTAGAATACAAGCCTTTCAACATAGTTGATTTCAAGCATGTTGAAACAGAAGGCAACTACAGTACCTTCTTTAAGCTAATTAAAGTTGAAGACTAATCTCCCTATATAAACACTTGAAAGAACTGCCTCTAGTTATAGAGGCTTTTCTTCATTAAATTAAGTTACATGAACAAATTAGTTGAAATAGGCAAAGCTTGGATAGCAGCAGCTAATCCAACACCAGAACAAAAAGAAATCGCAGAACATAGATTAGCAGTATGTGATGGGTGTGAACACAAAACACTACAAGACGTTATGAAATTTTGGTATTGTAATGCTTGTGGATGTCCTTTAAATAAAAAAGTATTCTCACCAGTAAAAGATAGTTGTCCAAAGAAAAAATGGGAAAAATAATATGAATAAAAAATTAACAGATCAAGAATTAGAAGAAATGAATTTGCTACGTGAGCAATATTCAAAAATTATGTTTGATATGGGTCAATTAGCATATGACAAGTATCAACTAGAAGAACAAATAAAACTAGTAGACCAGGAATTAACGGGGCTACGCTCAGACATAAAAACCAACGGGAGTCGCCAAGACGAATTTTTAGAAAAAATACGCGAAAAATATGGTGAAGGGGTACTAGATACCCAAACAGGCGAGATCCTAATACAGAGCTAGGCGGTTACGTGTTTTTCCGGATATTTATTATCGAATAATTCAAATCAATTTAACATAAAAATACTATGGCAGAAAAAATTATCTCTCCTGGCGTTTTCACTCGCGAAAACGATAAGAGTTTAGTACAAAGAGGTATTCAAGAAGCTGGTGCTGCTATTGTTGGACCTACAGTAAAGGGTAATCCTTTAGTACCAACATTAGTTACATCATATAGCGAATATTTATCAGTTTTTGGAGACGTATTCAAGAGCGGAAGCAACTTATATGAATACTTTACTTCATTAGCTGCTAAAGAATACTTTAATAATGGTGGAACTTCATTGTTAGTAACTAAGATCATCAGTGGATCTAGTAACTACACAACTTACGCATCATCTTCAGTATCTGCATCTGCAAACTCAACAGCATCTTTCGTATTAGAATCAGTTAGCTGGGGTGATATTGCAAATAACAGCGGTTCTGAAACATCAGGTGCTTTAGCTTCTGGTTCAGAAGATAACGTACGTTGGGAAGTTAGTAATGTAAACACTACAAAAGGTACATTTACATTATCTATTCGTCGTGGTGATGATAATACTAATAACAAAAATGTATTAGAAACATTTACAAACTTATCATTAGACCCAGCTCAACCAAACTACATTTCTCGTGTAGTAGGTGATGCAAGACCTGTTTACAACTCTACAAAAGCATTAGTAGAACCTTCAGGTAATTTCCAAGGTGGTTCTTCATATGTGCGTGTTAAATCAGTAAATAATCAAATTGATTCAATCGATAACTTAGGTAACTACAAAACAGCACTTAGTGGTTCTTTACCATCTGCTGGAAGTGGTTCATTTAGTGGTGGTGTTGCTGCAACTAACAGAGTATCAACATTCTTCGAATCAGTAGATACAGCTGCTACAAATTGTCAAGGATTTGCGGCTGCTGATTATAGCGCTGCTTTAACTTTATTATCAAATAAAGACGATTACGATTTCAATTTATTAATTGTTCCTGGTGTTACATTAGGTACAGGTCCTTTAAGTTCATTAGCTGACGACGTAGTTGCAGTTTGTGAAGGAAGAGGTGATTCATTAGCAATCATTGATACAACAGCTTATGGTGTAAACGTAGCAGGTGCTGCTACTGCTTCAACAGCAGTAGGTTCTAACTACGGTGCCGCTTACTACCCTTGGGTACAATTATTCAGCAATAACTTAGGTAAGGCTGTATGGTGTCCTCCATCTGTAGTAATGGGTGGTGTATATGCATTCAACGACCAAGTAGGTGCTGAATGGTTCGCACCAGCAGGTTTAAATCGTGGTGGAATTGGATCAGTATTACGTGCTGAAAGAAGATTATCTCAAGACGATCGTGATACTTTATATGATACAAACATTAACCCATTAGCTTCATTCCCTGGAGAAGGTGTTGTAGCATTTGGTCAAAAGACATTACAAAAGAAAGCAACTTCATTAGATAGAGTAAACGTTCGTCGTTTATTAATCTCATTAAAGCGTTTCTTAGGCCAAGTAGGTCGCTCATTAGTATTTGAACAAAATACAGCAGCTACAAGAAACAGATTCTTAAGTATTGCTAACCCTTATTTAGAATCAGTAGTACAACGTCAAGGTTTATACGCTTATAAAGTGGTAATGGATGATTCAAACAATTCACCAGATGTAATCGACAGAAACCAATTAATTGGTCAAATCTATTTACAACCTAGCAAAACTGCTGAATTTATTGTGTTAGATTTCACAGTGTTACCAACTGGAGCAACATTCCCAGCGTAAGGATTATAAACAATAATATTTATTAATAGACAAAATTTAACATAAAATGGCTGTATTAGATGCAAACCAAATAATGTTCACAGCTTTTGAACCAAAAGTGCAGAACCGTTTCATCATGTATGTAGATGGTATCCCAGCATATTTGATTAAGAAAGCAGCGTCACCACAATTTGACGCAGGTGAAATCGTATTAGACCACATCAACGTTTACCGTAAAGTAAAGGGTAAAGTTAAGTGGCAAGATATGAACTTAGAACTATATGATCCAATCACTCCAAGTGGTGCTCAAGCTGTAATGGAATGGGCTCGTTTGGCTCACGAATCAGTAACTGGCCGCGATGGTTATTCTGATTTTTATAAAAAAGATTTAGTATTAAACGTATTAGGCCCAGTAGGTGACATCGTTAGCGAATGGGTAATCAAAGGTGCATATGTAAAAACTGCAAACTTTGGTGAATACGATTGGTCAAGTGAAGCTGCAGTTAGTATTTCTCTTACTGTTGCCATGGATTATTGTGTATTAAACTTCTAATTCCCTTCATATTTCTCTCTCAAGAGGCGTCTGCTTTGCAGACGCTTTCTTTTTTCGTATATTTATATATACACAAATAAAAATGTTATATGAGCGAATTTAAAATGCCTACAGAAACAGTTACATTACCATCCAAAGGTTTATTGTATCCTAAAGAATCACCGCTATCTAAGGGTGAAGTAGAAATGAAATATATGACGGCTAAAGAAGAAGATATTCTTACTAATGCTAACTATATTAAAGACGGATCAGTACTTAACAGAGTAATGCAATCGTTGATTGTAACACCAGTTAGTTTTAATGATATATTAGTGTGCGATAAAAACGCAATACTGCTAGGAGCCCGTATTTTAGGATATGGTGCCGAATATCAATTTAAAAACTATAACTACGAAACAGGTGGTGAAGAAATAGTAACTGTTGATTTATCTACATTAAAAGAAAAAGAAGTTGATTTATCGCTATTTACTGAAGGTAAAAACGAATTTTCATTCACAATGCCCCTATCAGGAAATGTAGTAACATTTAAGCTTTTAACTCACGGTGATGAGCAAGCAATCGATGCTGAAATTAAAGGATTAAAGAAAATTAACCCACAAGGTTCATTTGAGATTACTACACGTTTAAAATATATAATCACATCAATTAATGGTAAAAGAGAATTAGCAGCTATTCGTGATTTTGTTGATAATGGATTAACAGCAAAGGATGCAAGAGCATTACGCGAATACTATGCACAAATCCAACCAGATATTGATATGACTTATTATCCTGAAGGTGCAGAGGAGGGCATCGTTATTCCAGTAGGAATTAACTTTTTTTGGCCTGACTCAGGAAGATAGACCTATAATATTCGACCAAATACATGAAATAGTATTCCACGGAAAAGGTGGATACGACTGGTACACGGTTTATAATATGCCTATATGGTTGCGTAGATTTACATTCCATAAAATGAAAAAGTTTTATGAGGATGAAGCTGAAGCCGTTGAAAAACAAAACCAACAGCTTGAAAATAAATCAAAAACATCAACAAAACCGTTAGCACCTAACGTAACACAGCCCACATATTCAACAAGAGCGCCTAAGAAATAGGCGCTTTTAATATTTATATAGGCAATATTAAATGTAAGTAATGGCGGATCCAACACCAATATCAGCGGCCGAAGCGGCGGAACTAGTCAAATTGATGAAAGACTTAAGAGAGATAACTATCTCTGATGTTAAGGCCTTTGAACAATTGATTGGTGGTGCTGAAAAATTTCGTAAAGAGCTTCAAAGTCTTAGAAAAGAACAATCTAATCTGAATTCAGATGTAAATTCGTTTTATGAGACTTTAAAAGCAAGTGTTCGAGAACTGCTTAATCAAAAGAATGCTACTAAGGATATTAATTCTTCTTTTAAAAAGCTACAAGATATTACTTCTAGATTAAAATATGATCAAGATGATATCAGCACACTTAGTAAAAATCAAATAGTAAGCTTACAGAAAAAATTAGCTATAGAGAAAACAAATCTTGCAGAAGCTTATAAAACTAACGAACAACGCAAAAAAGAAATTCAAAATATATTTGCAAGTGCTCAGTTAAGACAAAATGCTAATCTTCCTGCTCTAAGAAGAGAATTTCAAGAAATTCAAAAAGCACAGAGAACAACTAAAGGAATGTTAGATGATTCTGTACTTTTAGGTAGAGTAATTCAAGATCGCTTAGATTATGAAAAAAAGATAAATCAAACCTTAGGTATATCTGGAAAAATAGTAGATGGTATAGTTGGTGCTTTAGGTAAATTAGGTATTAGTAGTGAGTTCTTTGAGAATCTAAAAGAAGATATGAGAGAAGTTGCTAAAACAGGTACCAAATGGGACGTTTTAATGACTGGAGTAAAAGGAACAGTATCTGGAATAGGACAAGCATTAAAAGATCCAGTTACACAACTTACTATATTATTAAAAATTGCTAATTTCTTCTTTAAAGCTGCTTTAAATGCAAATGCACAAGCAGTTGAATTAGGAAAGCAATTAGGATATGGAACTCAAAGAGCAGATGCCTTTAGAGAAAAGATGGTCGCTATAGAAAGATCATCTACTAATCTAAATGTTAATACTAAAAATCTAACTCAAGCATTTGGTGAATTAGTTAAAGCAACAGGATTTGCTTATGAATTTTCAGCTGATCAACTTGAAACTCAGATTAAATTAACTAGACAAGTTGGATTACAAGCTGATGAAGCAGCTCAAGTACAAAGATTTGCAGCATTATCAGGTAAATCATCTGAAGAAACTTATAGATCATTTGTTAGAGGTTTAGCTGTAACAAGAAACCAACTTAGAGTTGGTATAGATTTTAGATCAGCATTAGCAGAAGCTGTTAAGGTATCAGGCCAATTAGCTGCTAATTTAGGATACAACCCAGAACGTATAGCTTCAGCAATAGTTCAAGCTAAAGCATTAGGTACTACATTAGAAGATACTAAATCACAAGCTGAATCGCTTTTAAATTTCGAATCATCAATTGAGAATGAATTAAAAGCAGAATTATTAACTGGGCAAGCATTAAATCTAGAAAGAGCTAGAGCATTAGCTTTACAAGGTGATATGGCTGGTGTAGCTCAAGAATTAGCTAACCAAGGCATGACAGCTGCTAAGTTCTCTAAGATGAATGTATTAGCACAAAACGCTTATGCTCAGTCTTTAGGAACAACATCAGATAAATTATCTGAACAATTAAGAAAAAGAGAAGAAGCAGTTAAATCTGGAAAATCATTACAACAAATAAGTGAAGAAGAAGCAGCACAAGCTCTTGAAAGACAAAATGTTCAAGATAAATTCAATGCTGCCGTAGAAAAATTACAAAGTTTATTTGGTAACTTAATGGCTGGTCCTTTAGGATCATTCCTAGATACGCTATCAGGAGGATTAAGTCTTATAAACCAAATGATACCAGCATTAAAAATAATTGGTGGTTTATATTTACTTATTAAAGGTTATCAATTAACATCAAATATATTATCAACAGCAGCGTTAGCTACTAATAGAGCTGGTTTCGCAGTAAAAGCAGCCCAAATGGGTACTGAAGCCTTTATCACTCGTGAAAAAGGAGTTCAAAACTTAATGGACAAACAAGGCCTAGGAGCTAAAATAATATACAACGCTCAATTATTAGCAGGATTAATTTCAGAACAAGGTATAGCAGGTATTAAAACATATGCTGCTACATTAGATGAAAAAAGTCTTGCTAGAAAAATAATAATGGGTACTTATGATGCCGCCGCTGTTGTATATGAAAGAGCAAAGGCAGGTTTATTACTCCTTCAATCTACTTATGAAAAGGTTTCTCTTGCACTTAAAAAACAAGGTTTAATGTTTACAATTAGAGAAGCTTGGAAAAGTATAGCAGGAGCAGCAATGTCTGCTTTTGAATCAGCAGCAAAAATACCAGTCATAGGTTGGGTATTAGGTGCCGCTGCCGCAGCTGGTGCTGTTGCTTTAGGTGCTACGTTAATGACAAAAGGAGATGACGTTGTATCACCAGGAGGAGGATATGGTAAAAGAACATTAATGGCTCCTGAAGGCGCTATAGCTTTAAATGATAAAGATACAGTAATAGCCGGTACAGATTTAGGTGGTGGTAAAGGCGGTGGAGGTGGTGTAGCTATTGATTTATCGCCAGTAGTCGCAGCTCTTGCTGAAGTTAAAGCAGCAATTGACCAATTAATCAATAAAGAAGGCATAGTGATGATGGATGCGGTTAAAGTAGGTACAACACAAAACATGAATGGTTCTTACAAAACTGCTTAATTAAATATTTATACATAGACAATTTTAAATTAAAATAAAAATGGCAATCATTAATCAAAAAGACAAAAGCAAATTAGGTTTAATTGCAAACGGATTTTCAGCTAATAAGTTTGGATACTTTGCAGGTACAGCTACTGACAAATTACACAATCAGTACTCAATCTTCACAGATCCTAAAGTTAAATTAGTTGACTTTAATGGTTCTTCTAATGTTAAAAAAGAATCTACATTAGATGAATTAGATCCTAAAGCACCACGTAACCTTCGCGCAAAACAATACAAATCAAAACCAGGCCGCAAATATAGCGATTTAGGTCCTACTGATGGTCGTTACTAATAAATAGTCAAGGATGCCTATAATTACGCAATTAAATGCTACCAAACTACGTAGTTTAAAGTACGGTAATGATACCTCAAACGGAGGTAACAGTGGGCAGCCTTACATGAAGGTTGAACTAAAAGACGTTGATAAACCCTTCAATAGATTTAGACTTACTAAATTCGATGATGGTTTAATCAGAGGTGGTGCTATTGGAGCTTTAAACGCTTCTGCAGTTGATACACTTCGTATAGGCAAATTTCTTAAAGATTTCCCTAAAGGACCTTTATTTATAGTTAAACAAGTTGGATTACAATTATCTAATCCAAAACTTGAAACTAAAAAAGGTGCTAGTGGATTAGTAGGTAATACGGGTTCAACTCGCTTATACAATTTAGGTATTAATACACTTGCTCAGGTACCTCTTACAGCATTTGGTGGACATCTAATGAGACATGGTCTTTTACCAGTAATGGATGAAAGCACTAAGTATATCAATGTAGTAACTGAAAATAATAAAGAAGTAAATACTGCAGCAGGTAGCATGTTTAGCATGGCAGGTGCTGTTGGAAACTTTATTAATCCAAGTGGTGGTAATAACAGATTAGTTGGTTTAACAAATAAATTCAACTTAGGAGATAATGAAGGAGATATTACAGAGCAATTTAATTTACCAGAAGCAAGAAGAGCTAATAGAGCAGCTAACCAACAAGGAAGACAAGCTAATAGAGCAGCTAATCAACAAAGAAGAAAAGATACTAGAGCTATAAACCAAAGCTTAAGACAAGGAGCTAAAACAGAAGGTTTTGAATTTGAGCGTTATTCAACTGACCGTATCCGATTTAAAAGAAATAAATTAGATACTAAAACATTAACTATTGACAGTTATAATGGTGGTCCTAAATCAGTATATGGTATAGGAAGAACTATTATTAACAGATACGTTTTTACTGAAGATATAAACAAAATAAATGAGTCTTTTGCTAAATCAAAACTAAGAACAATTCAAGGTAGTTTAGCAGTTAGTCCATTAACAACCCCAAGCATATTTGCAGATAGTAGTGGTAGTTACTTTACAGCCTCTATAGCAGAACCTACATCAGAATTAGCTACAATTTTTGCTAATATTAAAGAAAATGATCAGTTTAATGCACTAGGAAGAAAGTTCAAACCAAATAGATTTATATACGGAACTTATACCCCAGAAAGCTGGTTAGTACCAAAAGATAGTTTAATTAATACAGGATCTTTAAAAGAAATTAAATTCCCATCATTAAATCCTATTATTGATACACCATCAGATAAATTTAAGGTAATTAAAACTGGTGAAGAAACTACAGATTATACTAATAGTACAAGAACATTATCAGTCACCCCAGTATCAGGAACAGGAACAAAGGGTAGTAATGCACCAACAAGAAAAGAATATACAGGCACTGATAAACAGATTGCACAACAACAATTAACTGGTTCTATTATTGCTTCATCATCTGGTAAAGCAAGAGAGTTAGATGAGGCAGTTGTTAGGACTGTTAAAAAGACAGTTAAAGCATCTATTGTAAATGTAGATGGTATGGAAGGTGGATTAAAAGAAACTTACGAAGGGGGTGAAATGACAACATCTCCTAAAATAGAAATATCTCATCCTACATCAGGAGGTAAGACATTTGAAAGTGAAAATATTTCAGTAAATAGAGGAAAAGCTGCTGATAGAAATGGTTTTTATTTTAATGGTGCTAATAAAATACCTAATTTTCATAGAGTTGATCAAGCCATAATGCAAATTAAGTTTGATACAATTAATCCATTCACAGCAACAAAAGAAAGAACTGTACTATTCTCAGCATATATGTCTGGTTTTAAGTACAATTCAAACTCAACCTGGAACCCAGTAAAATATGTGGGTAGGTCAGAAAGTTTTTATACCTTTACCGAACATAAAAGAGATGTAAGTTTTAATTTACAAATCCCATGTTTCAACAGAGTACATTTACTTGAAAAACATAGAGCTTTAAGTGAATTACAGTCTGCTGGTGCAGGAATGTATGATAAAAACAACAGATTGGGTGGGGTAATAACAGAAATAACATTAGGAAACTATTTAGTAAAGGAACCAGGAATATTAACATCAATTTCGTTTGATATACCTGATGCTTCTACTTGGGATATAGATGAAAAATTAGCAATGTATATAAATGCTCAATTTAGTTTCACAATTCTTGGAAAAGAATTACCTACATATAAAGAAGGTGGATTTTTAAATCATTTAACTAATCCAATAGTAGGAACAGGGTTTTTAGTTGGAGTAGAAAATGCTAGATAATGAGATACACAACAAAAGATATTATACAAAAAGCAACAGGTACAAAGTACCTTAAGATGAAGAAATATCCAAATATTCCTTTATCGGAGGACGATGTATATGTTATTACAACAATAGGAGATAGACTAGATTTATTAGCCTATGCTTATTACAAAAACCCAGAATACTGGTGGGTAATATCATCAGCAAACAATAATATAAACAAGGGATCTATGTTCTTAACACCAGGTACTCAATTACGAATCCCAACAGATTTAGGAGCCGTTTTGAAATTGTTTAATGATCTAAATTACAAATAATGTTATGTCTATATTCAAAGAATCTTTTCCAGCTCACATTAAAAATCAAATCAAAAAAAGAGGAGAGTCGATTGCTAGACGTAATACAACTGACTTAACCTACTATAATGGTAGGAAAGCTTGGTTAAGAATGTCTTCCTCTGTTGATGTTAAAGATGATGGTGGCGCATTAGCTAAAAATTATATTTTAGTTGGTGGTGCTTTATATGATGGTAAACTAAGAAGCGGTGTTGGTGTAGGAGCTAATAATGCATATTCTTTACAAACACCAAACGGCAAAACACATTTATATGGCGTTAGACCAATGCCTGGTATTACAGGTGTTGAGATCAAATCAAAAGGTGCTTATGGGTCATTAAGAGAAGTAACAGTAAACTTTAACTGTTGGGATATTACTCAACTAGAAGATTTAGAATTACTTTACATGAGACCTGGCTACTCAGTATTATTGGAATGGGGATGGAATCCTTATCTTAAAAACGACGGTACTTTAGCCTCAGGTTATCCTTCATTTGATATATTTGATAGCAATCTTAGTGGTAAAGATTACCAAAATGTATTCCAACAGTTATTTAAAAAAGAAGAAGAAGCTGAAGGTAACTATGGTGGATTTTTAGGCATAGTTAAAAATTATAAATGGGCAGCAAGACCAGATGGGGGATATGATTGTAGTACAACTTTGATTTCTATCGGTGAAATGATAGAATCATTAAAAATAAACTATAATGCTACTAATTTATCACTAATTGAATTACAAACTAGTGGTTATTTAAGAATAAAAGATTCAGAGCGTGTTCCAGATCCAGAATATCTAGAAAAATTCTATCAAAGAAATTTCTTATCTGGTCTAATATATGAATTACACGAAGCGGTTCCATCAGAAAACAAATACGAAACATTCACCGTAGAAGATAGATTTGGGGTTAAATACGATTTGTTCACTATGGATATTGAATTACATGATGAAACAGAGGAAATGGAAGAAATGACCACAGGCGATGGTCAAGTATTTATTTCATTAGAATCTTTCTGTAAACTAATAAACAATCATATTACAGTAGGTATTGTAGCGGAAGATGGAAATAAACCAATTATTGGAGTAACAACAAGTGATAGACCTTATCAAAACGGTGGGCAAATATCATCTGAAAACTTAAAAAATCCATCAGCACCGTACTTATTATGTTTATGTCATCCTTTACAAATATCTGTAGACCCATCAGTATGTTTAATTAAAAATGATATTTGGCCTTCTTTTAAACTTCCTGAAGATTTAGGTAGTACACCATCGGGATCAGGGTCAGAATCAGGATCAGTTCCTCCAAATACAGGTGATGTAGGAAAACAAGTTGATGCTAATATTACTTGGAACGGGTCTGCTACACCAGCAGAAACTGCTGCTAAATCCGTTATTGATTTTATCTCACCAATTATAGTAGCTGATGACAATTCTAAGGATGATGATGTCATTCAGAAAGTCAAAGATTATATGACTGCTTGTGAAAAAGCAGGTATAGCTAAAGATAAAGCGGCTGCTGAATTACAAAGACAATTTGAATTAGCTTTAACTGTTGAAAAAACAACAACTGTAGTTAGTACAGGACCCGGTGCACCCGGTGTACCAGTAACTACCTATAAAGTTTCTATGCTTGGAAATGAAAGTAGAGTTCAAGAACTTAATATCTATGACTTTTTAGATTATCAATTATATGAAAGTGATGTTAAAAGTTTATTAGGTGATAATTTTCCAAGAAAAAGCATAGGTATAGTTGATGCTAAAAAAGAAGTAGTACTTAAACAAATTAAAACTGAGGAAAAACTAAAAGAATTAAAGGAAAAACAAGACGATGCTGCTAGTGATCTTGGCTTTATGGAGGGTTTACCACCTTTCTCAGTATCTGATGCTAATGGTACTGCTGATCTTGCTTGTAAAGCAGGTTTAGGACAAATAGGAAATATATTCATTAATTTACGTTATTTACTAAAATCA